CGTTACAGGATAAGGAGCAATACCATTAGCGGTTGTATTTATTATTAAATCACCAGGTTGAACTCCTGCTGCTAAAAAATCCGTATTAACATCTATTAATTCCAAAGTGCCAGGATTAGTAGCTGTAGTTGAACTTGCAACTCTTAAAGTAGGATACCTATAAAGTTTATTAATTAAATAATAATCATCTGGTAAAAATACGCAGAAGGCCCTGATAATCCTGAAGGTGCATTAATCTGCCCATTTGGGCCTACTAAAGTTAAAAAAGCCTCTACAGAAAAAGTATCTATAACCTCTTCTAATCCTTTTATTATATCAGCATAACCACTACCCGAACTACGATTGTTTTCTCTGTTTATCCAACTATTATATTGGTAAAAATAATCTTCAAACATATCAAGCTGTGCTTGTTTAGCATAAAGATTAAAATCTTGAGGTGAGATATAACCGTAATTGTTTTTGTTAGCAATAGCCAACACTGTATTTCTTACGTCATTAATAGGCATATCTAAATATTTTTACAAAGATAACAAAAAAAAAGAGGCTCTATTTTTTTTAGAACCTCTCTTTTATTAATAGAATAATAGCTTACGCCCAATTCACAGCAGATACCCACTGAATACCTTGTGTTCCATCCGATGCAACATAAGGCATTGTCATTGTAACATCTCTCCACTTACTTTGAAGAACAATCTCTGCAGTTTCTATAAACTTATCAGAAAAAGCAGCAAAGTCAGAAGAAGGAGCATCTCCTAAAGTAAAATATAACTTTTGATTTGTACTTGATAATTTTTTATAATGAATAGTGGTTTCTCCACTACCAGAATTACCTCTCATCATAGTAGCATTATCTACTCTAACTTTATAACTACACTCATCACGATCTGAAAGTATAAAGAAGTCATCCCCTACAATCACAGCTCCTGGAGCAGTTAGTTCTAATTGAGTGTCACTAATAACTGCAGCTACCTTGTAATTAAGATTAGTAGTTGTATTAACTAAATAATCACCTGGTTTTACAGCCGCTAAAAATCCTCCACCTGATAAATCAGCTAAACGAACATTAGCCGCAGTAACAATTACATAATCCGTACCAGTGTCAGATAAACCTAAAACACCTGAAGCACCTGGCCCCGAAATACTTAAAACAGAATCACTATCTACCGCAGTTACTTTAGCCCAACTTCTTATTGGGAAACCTGCAATACCAGTTTCATTTACTAAGACATAATCACCCACCACTACATTGGTAGTAAAATTAGGCGTACCTCCTGTGTCTGTAAGTTTTCCGTCTGCCGCAGCAGTTGTTGAACCACTATTAGTATATACCACTTTAGCAGGGCCTGTTGCAGTAGAACCAGCTAAAATTGGTCTTTGTATTCCTATATATTTTGCCATGATTAAGCTACCGCTATTGCTGAAACTGCTGTAGGAGGAACGTATGCTGCAACGACATTTGTCCATGATGTCTCCAATGCCGCTGACATAGCGTTTTGAAGAGAGTCTCTAAAATCATAAGCTGATGCTACCGCATCGTGTGTAAAAGTAGCTGTGTTTGCACTGTTGTAAGTGATAATAGTCTCAGTATCACTTGATCTTGTAATAGCGATTACATCTGAAACGCTAACTAAGAAATTTGTTTGACCTGTAACAGGTACTGAAATAAATTTGTCCATTGTTAAAAATTTTAATGGGTTAATAAAAAGCAAAGATAATAAAAAAAAAGCACCTATTTTAGGTGCTTCTTTTCATTTACAAAAACAAATAATTAGTCATTCAAAAGTTTAACTAATGTTTTGTATACCTCTACTCCTTCATCACTTTTTAAGAACGAACCAACAACATGGTAAGCCTCTTCATTGAAAGGAATAGTTAGCATTTTCTTTTTATTTCCTTTTAAATTATAATAAACATCTTTCCTTTTATTTCTAAAAACTAATAAGTTGTTATCAAAAAACCTTCTTACTTCATCTTCAAAATCTAATTCAGGATCATTTATTACCTCCATAAAAGTATAAGGATCTTCTTTTGCAAATAAAAGAATATCTCTTCTTAATTCTGCTGTACTCATTCTATCTGCAGAACCTCCTAATAACACTCTACTTACTGCTACTAATTTTTCAAATGGTAAATTTTTAGCAGCAATTTGAGCATCTAATTCTGTCTCTAATATTTTAACATCTTGCGTAGCATCTTTTTCATGATTTACTTCTTCAAACACCATACCACGCATTGGATGGTAATATAAGAACTCTTGTAATATTTGATTTTCTTTTTGTACGTTTAGCATACCGTCTTCAAAAATAATAGGCTCCATTATCGCATTACCATCTTGCTCATCCACGAATGGAGACCTTTGATTTCTTGCATAACGAAGTTGACGGTTAATACCTTTTTCTTCATCAAAATAAAGTAAGTTAGCTCTTTTAGAGTGAGAAGATGCCAGCATGTAAGTTAAAGGAGCTGCATCTCTTTTAAGACGATAAGTCTTAGCTGTGAATTTTTTCTTTGTTTTCATTTTATAAAATTTAATTTAAGTTAAAAAAAAGGGGGAGGAGTTTAACCCTCCCCCAATATTAATGATTATGCATTCTGGAATAAGAAGAAGTTGTTTGCACCTAAAGTACATACACATCTCTCACTCAAGAAGTTAACCTCCATAGCATCTAAAGAAGATGTTCTTGCTCCACCAGCAGAACCAGTGATCCAAGTTTTGTATCTTCTATCTTCAGTTTCAGACGCTCTGTATCTAACATGTAAGAAAGGTCTCTTTGCGTTCTTACCTAAGATTTGGTCATATACTGTAGTAGAACCTGCAGGAACTAAAAGTCCATTGATTTTACCACCAACAAGACCACCTCTCATTGTAGGATCGTTAAGATATTTCCAGTCAGACTTGTAGAAGTCATAACCTCTTCTGAAGCCAGTGAAACCTAAGTTAAGAGCCATATCCTCATCATTATCAAATAAACCATATGAAGTACCACCCGCTCCGTAAGAGTTTTGAGCAGCTAACATATCGTCAATGTCAAATGAGAAATCTCTGTTAACAAAAATAACATTCTCTTCAATAGAACCTTGCTTGTCAAGTCTTTGAATAACAGCATCGAAGTCTGCTAATACATTAGGGTTACCCCCTCCGTATACGTTACCTCTTTGTCCTACTACATAAAATACACCTTGAGAACCTTTGTTACCAGCACCTGAAGCTGCACCTAATGCAATTGACGCTGCACCAGAAGTTGCTTCAGCAGGAACAGCTTCAATCATTGCAGTCTCCAAGTAGTCTTCAAAACGAAGTCTTGTGTCATGCTCTGACTTTAAGTACCATAAGTACCCGTCTGCACCGCTTTCTCCACTGATTTCAATCCAGCCAATCTGAGCCATATCAGAACCATTCACTTGGAATTTATCTTTAATGATGATTGGTGAATTTTCAAAGATGTAGTCATCAGACTCTAAAGACTCAACCATTCCGTTTGTTCCTTTTTGGAACTCAGAACCGTAAATCCATATAGTTGATTGAGTAGCAATTGGTATTGCTTGACCTGCCGCCTCATAATAAGCAACATCAATAGTAGCTGCAGCGTAGTCAACCGCAGTAATAATTGCTTTGTTACTTAGGTTTGATCCTGCAGTGTTATCTGCAATCATAACTGTTTGACCTACTCTTAAAGCAATACCTCCGTTACCTGCTGTAGTAGTACCACCACCTGGAATAGTTGGTGTAAGGTTATCTGCAATTGTCCAAGTAGCTGTTGTAGTACCCGCACCTGCTGCAGAACCTGATGTACATTGAGTGTATTTAATGTGTAATCTTCCTTGCTCTGCCCATTTGATAAGGTCAGAGTTAGAAGGCATTTCAGCTCCAACCATTCTTAGGAATGAGCTGATTGTTCTATTACCATATCTTTCAAACTCTTTTTCATAAGTATCAGGAAGATACTGATTCATAAAGTCGAAATTAGTAATATAGTTAGTTGGTAGGGCAACTCGTTCCGCTGAAGGGATTAAGTCATACCCTGGTGTGCCATTTACTGCCATAATTTCTAAATTTTTTTAATTTTTAACTTTTTTTAATACTTCTAATTTTAAGTCCTCTTCCACTCGAAGTATCACCTACAGCTCGAATTTTTAATCCATTCTTACTAAAGGTTTGAGGTGTCTTCCTAACCATGTCGATGTTTTTTGATTTTTTAGAAACATCATCAATAGCTTCGGCTTTACCTTGCTCATAAAAAAATCTGGCAAACTTTTCAGGATTAGAAGCAATAGCAATTGCTTTGTGATATCCTTTTGAGTCTTTCATCATACCTGTCTTCTCATCTAAAAATGGAGCGACAAAAGTAGTGTAATCGGACTGTTTGTTTCTTAGTTCAGTCGTATCACCAGGTTTGTAGGTATACTTCTTGTCGTTCACCGAAATCTCAAAACCTTTGAAATCTTGGTTGAAAACTTCATTTGTTTTCTGAACAAACCATTCATACCTTTTTTTACGAGCCTC